ATTAAGGTTCACCAAATGGGTTATGTTCAGTGAAGTCTAGTACATCGTCACCTTCATCTTGAATAATGTTGTTATCCGACACATCTTCAAACACACTGTCTGTTGGCATATCGTCTGCTGCAGTTTCTAATGCCCATGTTGCACCACTGGTTGCACCAATAATAGTTACACCAACTGTAAACTGACCTTTGACATTAACAACATCCAAGTGTCGACCAGGAACCGTTGTGTGTACGGTAGCTTTGGCGTTTGCAGTTGCCAATGATGAACCTTGATAAACAAACTCACCAACTGTAAATTTGCCTGTGCCATTAACAGGTACATCCAAACGTGTTCTCTTGTATGAATCAAATGCTTGTTCGTCTATCTCTGTGCGACCAGTTTGAATCAACTCATCAGATAATACGAACTGTTTCAGTTTCAATGCATAAACATAAACATTGCCACCACGTCCACGACCTAATGTGTAGAACATTGCTTGGTCATTTTCATGTTCAACAAACGTTATTTCAAAAAAGTTTTGCATCAGGGGAATGTAAATTAAATCACCTTCTCTTGGTCGGTTTGGTCCAGTGTTAATAACTAAGTCACCAAGTCTAGGTATACTATAGTTTGTGGCACCAGAAGCATACTTAAATCTACGGCGAGAAATTAATAGTGTTATTTCATCTCGAATCTCAAGACCAAACTTAGAAATAAAGTCTTGTTCACCATCCATGCCTGTAACATTTTCTAAGTAGACTTCAATTGGAAACGCAACTGTATATTGTTTTAGTGGGTCTTCACCATACAAAGGGTCTGCACCATTAGGATCTGCACTAGATCGTGGTAGATAAAACACATCCATGCCATACTGTTGCATGGCCTCAATCACCAAGTCTTCAACTAGTAGTTGTTCTTGGGTAATTCCTGTTGGAAATGGTTGAAAGTAAAAATTTGTAGGCATTCATCAACCAGTCAAAATTTCTGGAGGTAGTACGTTGTAGGCTTGCATTTCAGTTTCGATCTTATCAATTTCTACTTGTGCTTCAGCCATAATTCGAGGACCATCTAACGTAACTCCACCTGGCATTTGAACACCAGCAAATTTTGACAGGTTGGTACCCCACTGATATTTAATCAAAGCCGTGGCATACTGTTTTAAAAATCTATCATCCCAAACATCAGATACACCAGTCTTTGTGGCTGTTGCAGTGGTTACACTTGTTGCTAAGTTTGTGGTTAAATATGCTTGTGTTGGTGAAATGATACGATTAACTTGTGCATCTTGTCCATCAATTGTAATGATATCACCTTCAATAATTTGTTGGTCAAATGTTGTACCAGTACCTGTAATTAGGTTTGATGTGTTTGTTGCTGTTACTGTACCAGTTAACATTATAGTATCTGGCACTAACTTACGATAACATTCAATAACCACATATTCGCCTAAAGTTGCATCACGTGACCAATCAATGTCTAAGAAGATTTTGTTTTGATGGCGATTGAATCGGTGCTGTGGGTAACCAGAGAACAACATGTTTAGTGTTGTGATATGTTGCATTGTGATTTCATATGACACATACGATACCGATGTGAAGTCATACAAATCATGTAGGCGCAACTGGTAACGAAGGTCAAACATATTGATTGATGAATTAGAATCATCAAACGGAAATATTTTAGTTACAAAGATAACTGGATCAGGACAGTAAATGAATTTGCGGTCAATATCATCTTGTGTGATTCTGTGCTTCATGTAAATCTTTTCAACACCATCAAAATGATAGTCGTGAAAAAACTGTAGTGCATCATCAATTCGGTCGTCAACTTGGTCATCATCCACGTTAATTTGAATAACGGGAAACCCTAGTCTACGAAGACAATAATCTTTAAATTCGGTTCTTGTTACTGGTGCAGCCATTTTTTACTCTTTTATTTAGGCTGGTGGTGTAAACTCAACCCAAGATGTTGTATCTTCATTCCAAACAAAAATCTTACCTTCTTCAACAGGCATTGGTGTTGGTGCTTGCCATAAACAAGTGTCTTCATTTAATGTCCATGAATTAAATAATTTTGGTGAAATAAATGCATCTCTTGTATCATCATATGTATAACCTATTCCAGCATAATTCTTGCGTAATGGAGTGCCACCTAATGTATGAACACCACCATGTGTATTGTAACTTGTTTGAATCCAAGATGCTGGATTACCAAATAGACCAGTATCAATTACATCTTGTTCGATAACCAGTACTTGTGTAACGATGTTATTTTCATCTATTTGTGCAAAATGACTCATTGTTTATTTCCTTTAATTAAAATGTGATTGACCCAGAACTGGTCCATTGATATACTCTATATCCACCTGCGGTTGTTATGGTTGGAGATCCTGTAGTAGATGTTGCGGCTGCAAATGTATCTGCGTAGCGAATAATCACAATTCCAGATCCGCCTGGTTTACCAATGGCGGCGCCACTCCCACCACCGCCACCACCACCACCACCGGTGTTTACGCTACCTGCAGTTCCAGCTACATAACCCGAAGGATATACATATGTTCCCCCAGTTCCACCGCCACCACTGCCGGCAGTTCCTTGTCGGCCCCATGATCCACCACCGCCACCACCTGCATATGTAGTAGACGTACCAGATATTGACGAAGATGACCCGTTACCACCGTTGCCAGCCAATGATCGATTTGGGTCTGGTGGCCAAGTAAAAGGACTATATCCACTAGCATTAGTGCCAGCTGCTCCTGCTCCACCACCGCCTCCGCCTGCCGTGTAATCTTTGCCGCTGCCGCCTGCATTGCCTTGGTTTGCAGTTCCGGCTCCGCCTGGGCCCCATGAATACTGTGCAATATACTCTGCACTGCCGACTCCATCTCCACCGCCGCCACCGCCGCCACTACCACCGGATGATCCGGTAGACTTAGCAGTTGTATATGATCCTCCTGAGCCGCCACCCAAGGATGTGATAGAAGAAAACACCGAATTTGAACCAATTCCACTTGCGCCGGATGTGCCACTTCCGCCAGCCCCGACAGTTACCGTAATAGGAGTACTAGATGTTACTGCAAAGCCTGATGCAGTTCTATATCCACCGGCGCCGCCGCCACCTCCACCACTATTGCCATCTTCGCCACCTCCGCCACCACCACCGGCAACAACTAAATACTCAACTGTTGATGGTCCAAAATATGGTGTGCTAGTATCATTGATTGTCAAGTTTGATGTTGTAGCTAATATTGTTCCAGAAGTAGAACCTGATCTAATTGATACTGTAAATGTTTCAGGACCTTCTGTTGTACTGTCGGCAGTTGGAGTTACTGTGAATGAACCAACATTAGAGGTTATTGTAAATGAACCAGAAGATGTGGTAAAATCACCGGCATTTGAGTCTATAGACCAATAGTATGTTCCATTAACAATATTTGAACCGGAAACATTAATTGTTAATGCCGATCCTTCATCAATATTATTAGCTGCAGCAGTTAATGTATATGATGGTGGTGGAACCACAGTGGTCGGCCATAAGCCAGCAAGTCTTCTGCTTCGGTGTTCGTAACTCCAAAGTGGGCCGGTAATATTTGTTTCTGCCATTTGTTATACTCTTTTAGATAGTTATTGATTAATCAAACCACATTTTTTTATGTCTGTGTGGCCAAAAATTCTTCTAGTTTTTTCTTTTGATTATCATATTCTGTTTTTTCTTCTTCGGTCATTTCTCGCACTGACCAAACATCCATGCAAACACCATCTACTATTGTATAAACAGGCGTTTCATCTAAAACAATTTGGTAACTACTAGGTTTAGGACGCTCAACACGGGTAAACGGTATCCAATTAGATGGTACTGAACCAAAAGATTGAATTAAATTACTTTCATACGCAGGATGGTTTTTTATTAAACCGTTTTCAATTTCAATATAAAGATTTTCTTGCATTTTGTTTTCCTTTTTTATAGATTGCCAGTATTGGTTGATGGGAATGAACGACCAGTACCCCATATAATTCTGACTGCTCCATTTGCGCCGGTGCCAGTTGTCCCATTGTAAGTGCCAGCGCCGCCACCGCCGTAGCCGCCGCCTGAATTATTTACTGTATAATAACCTTCCGGAGAATATGTAGTTCCAGTACCGTTGGTTCCTCCGCTACCAGCATTGCCTCCATACACTGTTCCACTCGACTGCCCATTTACTGGAGTAGATGTTCCTGATCCAGATGCCCCTTGTCCTAAAATGCCCACTCCGCCGCCACCGGCTGCAGAATTAGGATACCCGCCGCCGACTCGAACGCCGGAACTGCCGCCACCTGCTCCGCCACCACTTGGTGCTGCTTGACCCGATTCTACTCCTGCTACATAAGTTCCATTTCCTCCTCGGCCACCATCGCCAGCATATCCGGCGGCACCACCACCACCGCCACCTACTCCAGTGCCTTCGCCTCTGCCGCCCTCACCGCCGGAACCACCACCATCCCCTGTGTAGGATCCGCCTGCAGTAGTTGCAGTTTGACCGGTACTGGTGAAAGACGAGCCACCCGCACCGCCTGCGCCACGAACCGTACCCGAATTAATGAAATAACTTTCACCACCCCCATTACCATTTGCTGGGCCAGTAACTGAAGTTCCGCCTGTACCAACTACTACTGTATAACCTGTTCCTGGTGTTACTGATATATTATTTTTCCAACCTAATCCACCGCCACCGCCACCGCCTCCTGCAACTTGAAACGAGGCGCCAGAACCTGAACCTCCCGAACCACCAGCGCCAACTGCAACAACACTAACTGAAGTGACACCAGCTGGTGCAGTCCAAGTATAAGTTCCTACTGATGTGTATGCTGCTTGACCAATAACTGGAGTTATACTTGTATCGTTAATTGTTAAGTTTGATGTTGTAGCCAATATGGTACCAGAAGTAGAACCAGACCTAATTGATACTGTGAATGTTTCAGCACCT